TTTTCTAGTATCTTTACTGCTTGATGACGAAACTCTTCAACTGTTGCAACTGGCATATGATATACTCTTGTAGTATCAATTCCACGTTCCTTGAGCATTTCACTTGTCAAAGCAGATTCCGATTCAAAGTAAATACATCCACCAGTAGGATTCATATCAAGAAAATGCTTGACTAATCCCAAAGTGAAAAATGTTTTACCAGTTGCAGACTCTCCAGCAAGTGCAGTTATCTTATTTGCAGGGAGTCCACCATATATTGAACCAGATAAAAGTGCATTGAATACATAAGAACCTGTATCTATGTATTGTGAAACATCACCTCCAAAAATTCCATTATCAACTAAACTACCATATTCATTACCTGCCGCTTTGGCCAGATCTTTCATATAATTACTCATAATTTTCCTTTCAATATTTCAAAATCCATGTGGTTTATCCCAAAAATATATTATCTGACTCATCCAGCACATCCAAATTAAATTTTTCCAGAACCATGTTACAAAATATGTTTCAATCATTTAACTTTCCCCATTTCTTGTATTTTATCACAAAGACCCAATTTCTTGGCCTCTTTTGCATCCAACCACACATCATGTGCAGGCATAAGTTGTGCTCTGATTTTCTCTTCTTTCAGTTCTGTACATTTTTTGTAATGATTCATCAATCGTATAGTAGTCAAATCAAACTCCTTAACACGAGCAAACAATTCATGTTCTTTGCCCCAACTACCCCAAGAGTATTGATGAGATAGAATTGATGTATTTGGTGTAAGAATACGTTTTCCTTTTGTTCCTGTAATGAACATCAACAACCCACACGATGCAATCATTCCCATACCGATTGTACGTATTGGAATTTTAGACCCCATCATGACATCCAGAAGAGCAAAACACGCATTCAAATCACCACCAGGCGAACAAATTCCCAATGTTAATTCTTTGTGTTTTTTCTCTTTACTGAAATTGGCCGCAATAATCCAATTAATTACTGGAGCCATTGTTTCCATAGACACCTCACCCATGAATACATGAAATCCCCTTTGAAACAATTCTGCGTTAGGATCTGTTGTGCTTTGTGGTTTTTGCCCTTTTTCTTCATCTTCTGTCATTATTTACCTTTCAATTTTTTATAAATACAAGTAGAGAGAGTGTATCAGCACTGGCTAATAGAGAAATGAATCACTTTTTCCCTCGCAACCTCTTGAACATATCCCACGTAAGGATTTTAAATTCATTACCATCTTCTTCTGTATACTCTGCTACATTTTCCTTATCTATTACTTCTTTGTCTGATAAATCCGGCATGACTGTAACAGTCCTAGTCGCCATTTTTCGTTCCCTCCGATAATCCCTCAATGAAATATTTGCAGCAATCACAAGGACAACTGCAAGAGGGTCAAATACAAAGATGAGAAGTATAATTATCCAACGAACAGCTTCTTCAAGTTGCGATTCACTCACATCATCATATAACATACTCGCTACATAACGAATCGGCCCAACTTCTACAAGCGCAAGATTCAGTTCAGTTTTCAATTCATACTTCTCATCCGTCAAACCATCAATTTCTGTTTCTAAAGTTGTTATTCTTGTCTTCAATAGACTCGTTTCATTATCCATTGCACCAATCTTGGCCAGTCCTTTTGAGATTGCACCAAGTTCAATGTATCTTTGGAGTGCTTTATCTAACGTATCTAATCTTCCTTCATATCTTCCTACCTGAGATTTTCGTTGAACAACCTTTAATTCTATTCTTTCTATTCGCTCTTCCAAGAGGGCGGTAGGACTTGATTGTTGTATATGCGCTCTTGAAAGAAATCCAAATATACCTAATGATGTAATCAACATCAAAACAACTACCGCTATAATGAAATATGACCTCATTATAACAGGACAACTTTTCCAATTAGTAAATGTCCAAGATGCACATATTAATTTACCTATCTCAAGGACAATCCCCATTATTGCGATTGCAGTTGTCGCACCAGCAAATATTGCCATCAACCCAACAATGGAATACCAAGCCGCTACAGTTGATATTGCAAGTGCAACAAATAATGTTAATAACCCAAAAAATATATTTCTCCTTCTTCATCTATGGATGTACATGCGATTTGGGTTTTACCCATTTCTTTGGTTTGTATGATTTTGATTTTGATTGGAGTTCCTTATTATCACATTGAATAATGCACTCATTCCATTTTTTGTATGCTTTTAACGGAATACATTCTTCTTCTTTCATAATTTTCCAACATCTATATGATTGATTAGAAACACAAGAAAATATAAAAAATTGCAATACAACAAAAAGAAAAATATTTCTCACATATAAAATTCTTTTATATATGTATATTTTATCCAAAAAAATCCTCTAAAGTCGATACATGTTCGGTTTTCCATCCGATAGCACCCATTACAGAAGACATTGGTTCAATGAACGATTTATTGAATTGTAAATCATAATCTATAAATTCATTCAGTCCAAATTCAGGAGGCAAATTATTGAGAATTGCAATCACAGAATCACCAACGGGGTTGGGTTTTTTGAGATATGCAAACTTTATTTTCTCACCATCTTTAATTGTTGGATAAGAATTGAGTAAATTATTGTCCTTCAAGAGTTTATTATACATCAACGCTCCCTTTACATGAATTGGAGTGCCTTTGCGATACAATTGAGCCGCATCGTGATATTTCTCAAGACCACGAACCGACCTTGGAAAGAAGATATCTTCTGCTGCAAGTTTATTGAATTCTTCTTTGAAATTTTCAATATATCCTATAGCATCATCTTCTGTGCCATTCATAATAATTTTGAAAATACCTTTCATTTTTTCTTTGCACGCTGCAGGAGTAGAAGAACGAACCGATTCAATTCCCATAACCTTGAGTTGTGGTTCTTCATAACGAACTCCCTCAGAATCATAGACATTCATGATATAACGCTTTTTAGCAGTCCATAATGCACGGTCTGCAATATTCTCACGTTTCATTACCATCTTCTGGTCAAATGCATTGACATAATCTGCAAGTCCTTGGTAAGATTTTTCTATGATTTTTTCCATTTTTTCAGAACAAACCTTATCCAAAAAATCAACAACCTTGGTCTTATCTTCAACATTATCACCAAAAACCTGTTTTACCAAATCATCCATACGAATATAAACTGAATCAGTATCAACTGCAACAACATAATCTTTTTCCTCTTCTGGTTTAAGAAGATTATTCAAATACTTGTTGATTTCTTTCTCAATCCAACGAATAGATAATTGTCCCGATGTTGTTACGGCTTCTGCGATTCTTTGGTCAAAAAAACGAAAATATTCATTTCCCATTGCACCAAAAGCAGAATTCAATGTTGTTTTGAGATTATTCTGCATATTATGATATTTGGAAATCAAATTGCTCAATTCATGTTTTTTATCTTTATCTCTTTCTTTGGTAAGTTTTTTCTTCGTTTCAATCATTAATTTCTTATACTTCACACGGTCATTATAAATCTGTTCCATCATTTCTGGAAGAAACCCTTGTTTGTCCGTTTTATAAAATTCATTATTTGGAGTATAAGTTACATTATATTTTTTCAATGCATTTAATGATTGAGATTGGTCAAGAAGACCATTCACTTTGGCTCGTGAATTTTTAATTTCCTGTAATTCTGGTGGGAGTTCATCTGTAATCAATGTCTCAGGGCTGAGATTGTACTGCATTATGAGATGAGGGTAAAGTGAATTCAAATCAAAATTCACTACCCATTCATGTGCTCCAATTATTGGTTCTTTTACAAATGCTCCCTCAAAGTTGGATGATTTACTAGCGTGTGTTTTGGGTGGAATAATAATATTTTTACTCAACAAATGATTATAAATCAACGTATCCCACATCCTAACTTGACCAAATGTATTCCTATAATTTACTTTACAAAGATATGCTAATGAAACAACCATTTCAAGAAGTTTCAATTTTCCTTCAAGTCGTTCTACTAACTCCACATCTTTGATATTGTATTCAATAAACTTTTGATAATCATTCTTGTATAGAAGATGCAATGTTCCTTGTTCAGAATAATCAAGTTTTCGCTCACCAAGTTCAACATTTGCAATATGGTCTAATCTATATGATTCTTGATTATAATAGATAAATTTACGATACATTGAAAGATAGTCAAGAGTATCCACGCCATAAATTTCAAACGCTTGGAGCTCTCTTCCACCCATTCCAAACATTGCATATTGACGAACCTTTTTCCAAGGTGAAAGTAAACGATATGGATTCTTTTTTTCATTAAAAAGTTGTTTTGCACGATTCACCAAATATGGTATATCAAATGTTTCTACATTCCATCCTGTAACAATATCTGGTGATTCTTTATCCCACATCTTAAAGAATTTTTCAAGAAGGGCTCGTTCACTTGAACATTTGAGATAATATACATCTTTTCGGTCATGTTGAAATTCTTCACAACCAAAAACATAACAATTTTTTCCAATTTTAAAGGTTATTGCAGTAACAGTTTCGCTTGCACTTTCTACATTTGGAAATCCATTATCTGAACTTACCTCAATGTCAATATATGCAACTTTAATAAAAGAAAAATCATAATCAATATGTTTTTCAGGAAAGTGTTCTGCTATGAAAGTATATTCAAACTTATCATTACCGTAGATATTGAAATTATCAATCTCTTTATATTTGGCAATGAATTCCCGACACTCCCTCATTGTACCCGGCCGAATTTCTCCAACTGGGTCGCCTTCAAGGGTTTGGAATTTAGTTTCTTCTTTGGTAGGAATGTAAAGAGTGGGATGATACTCTATACGGTCTTTGAATCTTTTTCCGTCTTTTGAGACACCCCGAAATAGTATACTGTTTCCAATAGTTGAGACATTCGTATAAAAACTCATTTAATATCTAATTGATGGATTTTAACATAATTCACTTTTAACTTATCTAATCTATTATAACATATTAGGATATGTTTGTCAATCCAATTTTTTCTGCCGTTAAATTGCCCAGCAACAAACAAAAATTGGAGATATATTAACCAGAAATACTTCATGTACTTCCTCCTTTATTTTAGAAGACCTTTTTTATATTGTGTCTTTCCACCAACTCTCAGAGCTGTCATTGTATTATGACGATTGGAGCCATCCTTTCTATAAGAACAGTGTATCCATCCACTATTCGGATTTTTCCCATCGTAAAATTCTAAAATAAGTTGGTCGAAATCTAAACTTTTAGCAATCCACGCTGCAAGGTCTGGATTTGATATTCTTGAAGATTCAAAATCTGCAGCCTCACCATTACAATGCTGACTCGTTTTAGACCCACCCACTTTTGAATTGAGTGTGGGAGAACGATAACCGCTGTTGATACGAATTGGCCCAAATTCCTCTCTCACTGGTTGCAAAATAAAATTACAAAGATTTACTAAATTAATAACATGTTCTCTCGTTGCATCATTTGAAATCCCTAAACGGTCAGCGGTAGAACTCTTTATCATTTCATGGTATGAAAAATTCTTCGTCATATACATAACTACTCCCTATTCAATATTTCTAATTTTTGTGTATTTGGGTCAAATTTCAAAGTAACATTCATTTCTATTGGTAAAAATTTCCCATCTTTCATCTGTACAGGAAGTTTGCCTTCAACTGCACCTTTAAGAGCATCTTTTGCATTATTAAATACATGAGATGGGTCGCTTTTTATAATTTTATCTAATTCTTTTTTTGCGTTGTCTGGAAGTATATCATCAATCATTTTTCCAACGTGCTCTTCTGCAAGGTCTTGAGCCCTATCAACTACCAATCCAGCAACCACATTGAATAACATTCCTGCAAGTGGTAACATAGTATTCTCCTTCAACTGTTAAATAAAAACCCCATTAAAGTATATATTCTTCAATGGGGTTGGAGAATGATTACTTACTAATCAACTTAGTAATGGGAATCAAACGTGGCTTCTTTTCTTCGGGAACCACTTTCTCCAAAGAAATATTTAGAAGACCATTGTTGAACTCCGCTCCTTTGATAACAATATCATCAGAAAGAGTCCAAGATTTAGAGAATGACCTTCGGGCAATCCCCCTATGAACATACTGAGTGGTATCAGTACCTTTGTCTTCTTTTGAACGTACTGTGATTATCCCATCCTTCACCTCAACTTCAATGTCAGTTTCAGAAAACCCAGCAAGGGCTACTTCAATGACATAACTATAATCATTTTCTTTACGAATGTTGTAAGGTGGAAACCCACTATCCTGAGTGGAATTGGGTGAATCCATCAAACGATTGAACATACGGTCAAATCCTACGGAAAGACCCATAAAACGTTCAAGATCGCCTGCTGTGAATGGGGTGTGATGTGCTAATGTTACCATATTACC